TGTAATGTAACTAAATCTGCCATATATTTTCCTATAAAAAGTGTGGTGGAGTTGCCCCCACCACGGGATTTCTAAAAGTATTAACTACCTTTATACTGAAGTGTATGACACGCTGTTGAAGCATCGATAAGGTCGGTAAAACCTAGTCTTTGCGAAGCGACTAATACTCTTCTTTGGTTTGCTACTTCGTAGTCAGACTCGATAGTAACACCTCTTAATCTAGGCATTACAAAGTTTTTCGCGTTGACAGCTAAAGCAAAGAATTTGCTTACAGCTGGAGTTTTAAACTCATCACATACGATTACTTTTGAGCCGAAGACTTCTCCGATTTCACCATTCAGTTTTGTTGCCATGTTGCCAACTAAGTTAACATCTTGGAACTCTGCGTCTGATAATAGGTTGAAGTATTCAGTTGAATTCACGATGTAAATAACATCTCTAGGATTCATACCCCATTTGCCCATATTCTTTCTAGCATTTAACAACATTGAAGCTGTTAAAGACTCAGATGCGAATGCAGTAGCGGATTGAGTTTTGTTAGCACCAGCCATTGTGACTAGTCCTTCAAAAGCTGCTCCACTTGTACCGTAAACACCATCAGCGTGATTACCTAAAAGTAGTGCATTTTCAATACCTCTTGCATGAGACCTAATGATTGACTCTCTAATTAAAGGAAGAATCGGTAGGATTGCATCTTCTTCAGTCTCATTACCTAAGTAAGATTGTGAAATAAGTTTTTTGGTTGAAAGTGTTCTTTCAGTCATATCTATACCAGAATATGTACTATCATAAGCGTCTCCTCTTTCCTCTAAGTTTCCATGAGGTGAAGTCCCAGAAGCTGCTTGGTTAGCTGTAAATTCAGCATAACCTGAGTCTGGCATGATAGGTAGAATCTGAGTAGCTGAAGTCATTTGGATTTCTCTAAATAACGGTGCTAGTACTAGCTCTAACTGAATATCTCTTTCGATATTTGTTGATACTGTTTGCTCAAAGTCAGCTGATGAAACGCCAACGCCTGAATGCGCGTTAACTTTCTGCATGACATCTGAAGCCATATTAGTATTCCAGCCTTTTCCTGTAGCAAGTCCCATTACCCAAGCGTCATCAATGTCGCTTTGGAATGCTTTTGCCCAGTTGCTGTCGCCTCTGTCAGAGAAGTTTCTTTTTGATTCACGCATAGCATTAATCTCTTCTTTCTTTTCTGATAGGTCTTTTTGTAGTTCATTAACAACAGATTCTAAATCACCTTGTCTTTCTGAAACGCGTTTTTCAACGTCATTTACGAGCTTCTCAGCTCCTGAAAGTCCGGCAGTTACTATTGTTTTAACTTTTTCTTGCTCAGCTTCTTTTTCTGTTACTTCTGTTTCCAGTTTCACAGCTTTTTCTTCAGCTTCGCTTACTTCTTTTGCTTTTTGTTCTGCTTGTTGCATTGCGATTTTAGCAGCAGTTGATTTTGCCACCTCTTCCGCGAATGCTTTTAAGTCAAACTCAGCATTTGGAGTAGTTTTTTCTGTAGACATATGTCTCTCCTGTTGAGTGGTTTTACCCACGGCTTGTGGCGCATCAATTTCGTCAGTATTTACTGCTTCCATCTCATGAGCCTGTTTTTCTTCTTTTGAAAATTCTGCTTTCCATTCATCATATTCTGATTGAGAATCGAATGATTTTGCAATCGAGAACATTGCGGCCTGGTTGCAAGGTACACTTACAACTGACACCTCAAATAGTTCAGCATCCTTTATCATAAATCCGTCAGTTTCCTTTATATAATCAGCGTCCTTGACTCGGAAACCCACGGAAAATGCTCCAAGTACGCCATCTTTGATTAATTCTTTTACATCGCCTGCAGACTTAGAGATTCTAGCTCCAAGCTCGAGGCCATTTTCGTTAACTTCTAATGAAGTTGCACGACCAATCGGTTTGTTATAATCATGGTTAAAAAGAATTATTGGATTACCTTTAAAGTTCTCCAATCCACCATTTTTAGTCCATGCTTCGTGGTCAATTACATCACCAGCTCTATCTGATGCATTAGTACTAGCATAACCTTTTATGTTTACGCTACCATCATCATCTTCGCCTAGTGTTTTAAAAGTAGATGACCAATGAAAGATTTTTTCTGACATACTACTTACCTTTTACTTCAGCTTTTTTAGGAGCTGGCTTTGCTTTTGGTTTTGGAGCAACCTTAGGAGCTTCCATAACAGTATTATCTACTCTCATTTTTGCTTCTATCATCTGTTTCATTCTTGCCCAAGAGCCAAATGCTCTTTTTGCAACTGCAAAACGCATTGGAGCGTCTTCTGCTGCTTTGTATTCATCTATTGTATATACTTTGCCCTTAGACATAAAGTAATCCATTAGAGTTTTAAGAATCGCTGGTTTGTTCATTATTTTCCTCTGTTTCTTCTTCAGGCGGTCTACCACCCTCACTTGGGTCAGCTGCGCTGCCCGCTATGTTTGCTGGGATTCTCAAGTCATCATGTCCATCGATTGATTCCATGTTCATCGCTTCCCTGACTTCGTTAGGTGTCATTATACCTGTATTAACTAGTGTTGCATAATAGGCTGCTTGGTCTCTTAACTCTGGTTGTAAAGCTGGAACGCCATGTACGTCCTCAGTAATTTTAAACCCAAAGTACCTTTCAAATGCATGATTCATTTTTCTAACAATAGGTAGTACAGTTTCTAAATAGTACAACCTGTGGTTAGGTCTAATGTTTGCATTATTGCCTCCGTCCATAAGAATAGGAGGTACACCCATAGCTTCTAATATTACTTTTTCATTAGCGGCTATTGACGGTTGGAAGTCTAGTTCTTTAAAGTTTACTTTAGTTAAACTATCTACTTCTAATCCACCATCTAGTATTAGTGGTCTTCTCCCACCATTTTTTGGATTGTATCTTTGAGCCCATGCTGTTAACATTCTTTCTTTAATTCTGTCAGAAAGTGTGTTAGGACTCTTTAGTACTAATCCTGGAACTGCTCCATTTTTGAAGAAGTTATCTTGAAATTTTCTCATGCTATCTAACAGATACATTGTTCTGTAAGCTGATTTAAGTCTAGGTACACCCCTATAGATTGAATGAAATGAGTTTTCTTTAATATGTATAATTTCTTTCGGGGTGTAGTCTATATGACCATCAAATACATACTTGCTCACATAGGTCTGAGTATCAGCTTCTATGGTAACTTTGTTAGCAGGTAAATGATAGAGATGGGCACCGTCAAAATAAATGAAGATGTTACCATCTATCAGTAAGTCAATAACTAGATTTCTCTTAAAGGTATTGATATCCTGAAAAGGGTTTGGCTCTTTATTGAGTAGTAAATCTACTTTTGTTCTACGAGTATTTTGTACTATTGGAGTAATACCTTGTATTTTTTCTCCAATGTCAAAAGGAATATCAGCACTATCGTCAACAATCATGTTAACTGCTCTATTTACTACCTCTAGTTCTTCGTAAGCTGAGCGATAATTATCTTTCTTCTCACGAGTATCTATTGACAGTCCTTCGTCATAGGCAATATAGTTTTGAGCAGAATTTAACTTCTCCTCTCTATCTATACCTAAGAATCTATCGTACCATGCCATATTTGTCTCTCTGTATCTCCACCCATCGTTTTTGTTTTGTTGCTGTTGACAGCTTTGGCCTTTTGCCATATATACTATGTAATCGTAAGTGATGAGTTTTACATAGTGTAGCTGCTTCGTCGTATACTTCGATAAGATGTTCTTCAATGAACTGTTCTCGAAGATTCATAATTTCATCGGCTGAGGTAATCGTAATTTTGTTACTCTTCATCCAAGTGTATAGTAGCTCAGTCATTCCGTAGAAGTGGTGAAACTCTAAGTTGTCTGTTTCTCCACAGATAAAGCACTGGGTATCTTTTTGATAACCTGATTTCGCTTTGTCTCGTACGTACTTGACTAAATCTCTTTTTAAATCCATAAATTCCTATTACTGAAAATTATACCAAAATTTTACCTTTTTGTCAAGAACAATTTTTTGGTAGGTCATACTTTTTTAAAATGTGTTGGCGGAGGTCTCAAAGGTATACAGTGCATATCTAAGCGCGTCAGCCATGTGACTTGCCATATTATGTTTTGGCTTTTCTCTCATTAAGTTAGGGTTGGGGTCCCATTGATATTGGTCTACACATGATAATGATTGAGAGCATCTTTGGTCGATATGTAGTATGTCATTATCTATTATACCAGCTACTTGACCTATACCATCGAGTACAGATTTTTTAGCATTAATAGTAGATATGTCGTAGTTTTGAGCGAAATCAAAACGTGTTTGCTGTGCGGCAGAATCTATGTATATATAATCTATATTATACTTTCTTATCATTTTATTGATTTCTATAGCATGCTGCTCAGTAGTTCTTTCAGCGTCCATGTATTCATCTATAAGATAGTATTTTTGCATGTCCCAATCATATGCTAGTACGCATAGTGCTGTCGGGTCTTTGTAACCAACGTCTAGTCCTGCAAAGACGTCCATGTTACTAGTATCAAGTTGTTCATAGTCTCCAACTTGAGTTTCAAAATTAAAGTTCCAAACCTGCCCTTCATAAGTATTAAAGTCAGCTAAGTACTCTTGTGAAAATTCTGCAGCCGACATAGCTTTCTTAGCTTCATGTATGTCATTATCACTGATTCTAGGATTCTCATGATAAGTAGCTCGTATAGAGCACCAGTCTTGGAATTCATCACTAAACCCTCTGTGGTAGAAGTCCGCAAACCAATTGTTTCGCCCCCTTGGAGTTGAAATGAATACTGCCTTGCTGTTCTCTTTATCCAATGTTGGTCTGAGTGCCACATTGAATGCATCTTTGCCATCTGCTAACGCAGCTTCGTCAAAGATTATTAAGTCATAACTTCTACCCACTGTAGAGTCCACCTGATTTACAGAACCCATACGTATAGTAGAACCATTAGATAGTTCTATAACTTTATCTTTCGCATTATCTTTTGTTACTTCTAAGTCAAAGTGTTTAATCAATTGTCTTTGTAAATCGAAGGATATTTGTGAAAGAGAGTAGTTCGGTGACATAATTAATATGTTAGAGCCTGGCACGAGTGATACCAATTGTCCTATGAC